ATACGAGTCTTCTCTAGGTCCATTACCAACTTAATACCTGCGGTTTTTGCACCAAGGTTTGCAACTGTAGTGGCATCATCAATAACTTCATATGCTTTACTAATTAGTTTAGTATAGTGGGTGTCTGCACCAACCAATGCCTCTTTAGCCCTTGCACGAATAGCAGCATTGTCAGAAGCCATCAAACGCCACTGATTGATGTGAGCAACAACCTTTTGTCTGGACAATGATAGTTCTTTGGAAATTTGGGTAGGTTCTTCTCCCTGTAGATACTTCTCTACAACCTTGTTCATCTCATCGAGATGTTCGACTGTTAAATCTTCAATCGACATTTTTCTTTCGTCTTCCTCGTTTTGTTGGGATTCGTCTAACTCTTTCTGGAGCAAACGAACGCCATGTGCCAATAGATGTTTTGTACACCTCAAAGCAGTCAACCCAAACTAATCCGTTTTCTGTATTAGTCACAACGCTGGCAAACTTAAACTTACCACCATGTTCTCCCTCTATCTTAATGATATCACCTGGAACGATAGTAAAGTTGCCAACTTGCAACTCGTACTCTCTGTGGAACTTTGTAGCCTGTGGCTTTATACTCTTTACTTTTTTCATCTCTTAGACTTTCTTAATCCAAACTTGGCTAGATAGACATAGATTGTTTCTACGCTAACGCCACACTCAGCAGCAATCTGCTCTGGAGTTTTCTTATCCATGTGGAATCTTTTGCGAAGCCACATCTCACTAGTGTATAACTTATTTGCCATTTTGTCAATACCCGAATGCCTTATCCCAGTTAGCCAACGCCCAGTGACCGATTGCACATGCGTCTGCCACGTCGTCGTCTTCTAACTGCTTGTCGTAATTAATATTAATAAAGTTAATTGTTCTCTGCTTACGAACCTTGCGTTCTTCGCCCTTAAACCAAGAGACAGACTTGCCTGGATTCTTCTTTTGAATCTCATGCTTTTCTTCTTTAGTTAGTTTTTTATTACCAATAAAGTTCTGCCAGGTCATAGGCGATACGGAACCAATCTTCTTTACCCCAGACATAGAAGCAGCCCCAAGCAACGCTCCCTGTACCATAGCCAGTTGAGCAGCAGTCTTAGGGCTGTTCATAAACACTGTGTGTTCAATTATGATTGTATCAAAATCAAACTTATCGAAGAAAGCCTTAGTCTTCTTGGCAGCATCCATAACCTTGTCGTATGTCTGTACGCCTTCAAACTTAATCTTTCCACAAGCAATAATCTTATCGTCTTCAAAGATAGCAAATGCTAGGCTGTTAGTACTGGCATCAATAGCACAGAATCTTTTAGGTTTCTTGTTAAGGTTTAACTTTACCATTTAGAATCCCCTTAATTTCTTTGAGAGCATCACGAACTTCATCTGGATTTACCTCGCAAGATTGACAGATATTTTCTTCGGTGTACATTGACAACTGTTTTCCGCATGTCTTGCAAAGCCTAACTTTGCCAGCACGTTTCTTAACTTTATCTCTTAGATATTTCTGAGCAATCTTTTCTCTAGTTGCTTGCTCTCTGCATTCCGCAGAGCAGTATATCTGATATGACAGGGCTGTCTTAAACTGACTGTCGCACCAACTACAATGTTTGTTCTTCATTTAAAGGCTCCAAAGATTTAATTTTAATCTCTCCAGAACCTGCAGAAGCACAAGCCGCTTGTATAGGGCATGTCTTGCATATCTTTGAATTAGAACGATAGTTTTTCTCTGGCAGGGTTTTATCTTCCCAAGCCTTTCGAACATTTCTCATCCATTCAAAAGCGTTCTCTACCCACTCGTACATGTACTGATTTAATTCTACAGGAAAAATCAATAGTTCGTGATTGTTCTTGTTCTCATAAATCAGGATTGCTTTGCTCTTGTTAAGAATCTTCATATAGATAAGCAACTGAATCATGTGACCCAGTTTAGGCTTACCTGCATTCTTGCGATACTCAAAGCCCTCATTAGGCATTGTCTTAATTTCGCCAAGCAATTCTTTACCATCCCAGTTCAAAATAACGTCACCATAACCAAAAATTGGTGGGTCATTATATGTTACCTTAAACTCGGAATCTACAAGAAGTCCTGGGACATTGCCCATAGCCTCTTGAATTCTTTCGTGTGCCTTTGTTCCAGCAGTCATATTAGCACCGCCATAAGCATCAGCATTGTCAACAAAGTTAGCACCCTCAAAGGCTAGATACCAGTAGCGAGGACACTCTCCATGAGAGAATGCAATCGTGCTAGGTGCAAAGGTTTTCTTTGTTTGAAACTTGTCTACACGATTAACAGTGTAGCCAGAGTTAATCTTGTCAATCAGTGCTTGCTTGTCTAGGAATGATGGTTTGGAGTTTGGATTACTCTCAATCTTTTTAATCATTACCTGACTTAATAAATTTTTTGCCATAGTATTACTTAGCGAGTGATATATTTAAGAGCCGAAACGAGGTTGTTAATAGCCTCAGCAGCGGTGTAATAAATATTCTTTTTCGCTCTGTCTCCTTTATCTACGTTAGTTAGCCATGTGGCTTTGAAGGACATCTTCGCAGCAATTGCTTGCAAACGAACGATTTCTACCTGTGCAACGTTAAGAGGAATATCTGGCTTAAGAATTACCTTAGCAATAAAGGTAAGAGCAGTAGTCAGTTCTTCGTCATTCATAAAGTCAGCAATCTCTGTGAGACCATTGACCTGTTCAATTGTCGTTTGTGTTTGTTCCATTTTGTTTCCTTAATGTTGTAATTCTATTATACACTATCAGGCGGTAGTAGGTCAAGTATCATCTCTAATAGGGATAACTCAATGACTGCTAATCTTGTTTTAATACCCTCATCGCCAAGGACAACTACGATTGCTGGATTATCGTTATTACGAATAGCATCTGTAGTTGCCTTAGCCCAGACATCTTTGTTCAATGTAAAGGACTTGCCAACTTCTTTAAAGTCAACTGTAAAGCCTTCCCAAGAAGCATCTCCCTTATGGGTTCCTCTGCCAGAGTTCTTGTGCTGTTTAGCACCAAGACGCTTGCTCTCACTTCTCTCGCTCAAAGTCCTGCTTCTTCTTCTTAGTCTCAAGGCTTACTTCGTTTAGGTGCTTCTCTGGACACATCCAAGTAATAAGTTTTTCTGAAGGATAGACCCTAACAGACTTTACTTCTACCCTGCATGTGTGACAAGCAAACCTGCCCTGGTATACTGTGTATTTACCCACGAACAACCCTAGCCTTAATATCATCTTGTAGGTCTAGGTCTTCTCGTACTCTTGCTACGAACTTATCTCTACCCTGCAACTTAGTGCCATCAGGTAGGATATACCAAGCACCTGTACGCTCTACAATACCCATCATCTCTGCAGTATCAACCAAATCGCCAATGCTGTCAATACCAACATCACCTCGGAAATAAAAATCGTATTCTCCAGACTGAAATGCTGGCGATGTCTTGCTGAACTGGACTTCCCAACGAATCTTCCTACCAACCTTTTCTTCAATGAGTTTATCGCCAACTGCAATCTTGCCTTTAATTGCTTGATTGTCTGATTCGGAAGAGAATAACTTGATAATCGTTGATGAATAAAACTTAGTAGCCTGACCACCAGAAGGCTGTTGACTAGTATACATAGCAGAAATATTGTTACGAGATTGCGAGATAAGAACCAAAAGGGTTGGCTTAACTTTGTTATTAGCATAATTAAGCATCTTCCAAGCATTGCTAAAGTCTCTAGACTCCGCACCAATCTGTTTAGTGTTTTCCAACTGTTTAAGTTCATCAGTATCCTTTTCAAAATAGATAGCAGGTAGCAAGGATGTAATCGAATCAACGACAATCAGGTCTACACCTGCATTCATTAGGTTAGTTCCTACATCTACCATTTCATTAATTGTTCTGGCTTGTGATACGATAAGGTTATCTGTATCTACCCCAAGTCTCTTAGCCCACTCTTCTGAATAGGACATCTCTGCATCAATCCAAGCACACAACTTGCCCTCTTCTTGTGCCTGTGCAATCATCTGCAAGCATAGTGATGACTTAGCAGAAGACTTGCTTCCCCAAATCAGTACTTGCCTACCCATAGGTAGTCCACCATTAAGTGCACGGTTTAGACCGAAACTAGGAGTGCTCTGATACTCTGTCTTAAACCCAACACCGTTAGTCAAACGCTTACGGATGCGTGGGTCTAGTGCTGCCATTGCTTCTTCGATAGTAGTCATTAGAAACGAACCCCATGTCTTTCTGGTCTAGACTTGTTGTATCCAGTCTTCTTTTCAAAGGCATCGTCAAGACTTCCATTAACATACTCAAACTCACGCAAACCTGCATACAGGTCAAGAGTACGAATAACAATGTCTGCCATCTCGTCTGCCACTTCTTCTGGACCCTTAGACTTACGAATTGCTTCCATAACCTCTACAGCCTCTGACACAATCATCATTAGTTGTTTAGTCATAAATATATCTAAGGATTCCTTGTCATCATTGTTATAGGCAATGCCCCAGAAACCTTTTTCTACTGCTGTTTCGTGCAGTTCTTTTGCTACTTCATCAAACATTAAATACATCCTCCATTATCACTGTTCCATCTTTAGTTTTACCCAAAGAGAATTTATATACATTTCCTTCATCAATCTTCATGTAAGCCTTTGAGAATGCTGTTGGAAATACTGTTACGCTATGCATTTCTCTACTAGCATCTGCCAGCACTAGAGATGCCATCTTCTTACCTGCCTTAGTTACCCTTGGTTTAAAGGATACAACAAACAACTCATCTTCTTTGTAAGGTAACTGACGGAAGTTCAGAATCTTTATCAGACCAGACTGATTACCCTTAGTCTCATCTGCTGGAATTGCTGTAACTATCCTGTTATCGCTTGCTAGAACTATGTAAGTTCTTCCTGCTTCAATGGTAGTATTTTCTTCATCAAAGATTCCAGTGCTACCAGTTCTATCTAGGAGTTCTACTCTAGACCAACCCTTACCACGCTTGATGCTCTTAATCATTCCCATAAGAACATAAGCACCCTTTTCTTCATACTCTTCAACATCGTTGATGAATGCATGGTAGTGCTGTGGAATAGATGTGTTGAACTCTGGCAAGTTTAGATACTCATAAAGGTTCTCACGAACTTCTTCATCATTTCTAGGTTGGTCATGGAATGTTGCAGCACCTACAAGGCGTAGAGCCTGTAGTGCACGACTATTCACTCCATTACCCTTACCAAACGTAAATTCTTCTAGTTCTTTGTAAGAAGCAAATGGTCTAGCATCAATATACTTGTTAGCAATGTTATCACTAATAAACTTAATAGATGATAGTCCGAATCTGATTCCTTTACCCTCAATCTTAAAGTCAACATCCGATTCATTGATGTGTGGCAAACGAACAGGAATACCCATACGCTTTGCTT